CTTATATTCCCCTTGTTAGCATATCTTTCAAAGTTAATGCTTATTTTTGACTCTTTTTTGACAGGAGTGTACAAATGTTTTTGATTGGCCATTATAGCTAGTCCTGAACTAATTGAAGCATCAAATTTAGTCCTTTTATTAATGTCAAAACGAGCCCAATCTTCTAATGTTCTTGTAAAGTACATTGAGCCCATATCATCCATTGATCTGAACTGTTCTGACAAATCTAAACCAACATATTTCTCTACATAAGATTCAATAGCAGATGCGTGAGATTGTTTTACATCTTCTGAAGTGTTAGGTATGCCACCTAATTCTCTTTCTGTTTTAGATAGCTTATTAAATTGCTTATCTGGTCTATTCATACAAAACCCTCTATAACCCCTGTTTTTAAAATGATACAATAATCTTGGTTTGTTATTTTCACAAAGTATTGGCATACCATAAAATACACAAGCCATCAAAACTTCTTCAAAAAATATTTCAGCTGTTTGTGGTCTAGCTACATACTCTAAGAAAAACTCATTACTTGGGGCATCATCCATATTAAACTTAGTCATTCCGTGTAAGGCACCATTAGAACCTTTTCCTCCAACTGTTCCAGAAATGTCATAACTATCACAACCAAATGAACCAATGTGCTCATTGCTAGGATAATACTTTCCGTTTCTTAGCTCTTTTCTATTTTGAAGTTCGTATTTAGGTATCCAGCTAACTAAAAATCTACCACTCTTGTTTGGGCTCCATATTACTCTAGAATCTTTAATACCATTCTCCCAATGAAAACTACCTCTAGTTAAATACTTAGCCTTCATTAATCCATCATTGTAATCTATCTGTTGGTATATTTTAGTTAAGTTAAACAAAGACTGTTTACTCTCATCCCTAAATGCGTGAGACTCAGTTCTTGGAAATTGTCTATAAAATTCATTTAATGCATCTGCATCATTTTTTAAAGAGTCAACTTCGTTTTCCCAGTAATCTATAGCTCCTGTAGTAATGTACTCACCATCATTTCCTTCAATAGGTTTTTCTGGGGTTTTTAAAACAGGCATACCAAACTTATCTATATAACCTTCAAAATTCCACTCCATAGGAATAAATAAAGAATACAACCCAGATTTAGTTTGGCCGTTGGCGTTCCTTGACTTAGTATCAGAATCGTAATATAGCTTTTTAAAATTAGCACCACCTTTATCCAACGCATTAGAAGTAGATCCCATCATACACTTTCCAATAACTTTACTACCCAATCTTAAACAAGTTTTTGTAACACGCCAATTATTAAGTATGTTTTCAGGCTTTTCCCACTTACCACTTTCATCGTGTATTAATAGTTGAAGTTTTTCTCCATCATAGGAGTTGTCAGAAGTATTACGCCAATCTATTGTAGTATCTAAGCCTTCAAGTTCTTGATTATCAGATAGATACATATTACGCTTGGTAATCTTACTTGCAGGAACACGATAGGATAGTTCTGTCTTTGGTTTGTCCATACCATCTTGGATGGGCTTAAAAAAGAATGGATAGTTATTAGAAATAGGAACTATTTTATCTGTAAACATTTTTTTGGCATCTGTTCCAGTTTTAGATAGCACTCCTATTCTTGCATCTTTAGATATAGTAGCAGTATTTACAGTTTCAGATGAGCCCATAAATGAAAAACCAGAACGTCTTATTTTTAAATAACACATTCCAAAACTTCTCTTATCTGCTTTGCAAGCTTCCCAAAACAAAAAGAATATTCTATTAGCTTCCCTAAACTCAGGATGACCTACGTCAATCTTGGTCCATTGTAAATAACAATAATGAGTACCTGTAATATAAGTAGGGTTACCATTGTTATTAAACCAAAAACCTTCTTCTCTCCTGTCAAACTCCTGTTCAATATAACCTACCCAAGCATCTTTAAAATCAGAAGACATTTCGTTCCATTGAAATATAGATTTTATTTTAGATAATGATTTTGGATACTCAAAAGGTTGCCAACATTTTTCTTCATTAGAGTAATATTTAGAAGGTGTTTTAGGTAGTCCTATCCTTAAACCTTGAATTTCATATATGTCACCTAATGTTCCATCTTTGGAAATAACTATAATATCATACTTTTCATTGTAACCATATTCCCAGTTTTTGGCTTTGTTTTTCTTAGCCATAGCTGTTTTTGGTACAATGTCTTGTACAACTTTATTTAGACCTTCTCTCTGCAAATCCTTGATTACTGCTTGTTTTATTTACACTATTTAAAGCCTCTTCTTCTGCATCAATACGATTAAGTATTTCAAACGCATCAAATATTGCTAGTTTCTTAGTCGCTGCTGCATTCTTTAATCTGTCTGCCGCTAACTCATCATCTGGGTCAGGCTTAATAATTTTTTCTTGAGCTACTTTTATTAGTTGCTCTACCGCTGCTCTACCCGCTTTTATTATTTTTAATTTAATTTCTTTACTCATAACATCATAGTTATATTTTTTGATTTCATTCTATAAAGAGTTTGATCATCTATTTTAAACTCGTACTCAGACTCTGGCTTAAAACAAACCTTGTCTCCTGTTTTTAAACCTAAAGAAGTTAACTCTGGATTGGTAACTTCAATAGTTCCTGTAAGAGCTTGGTATTTATCACTATTAAATATAACAGATTCTTCTTTATTAGAAGGCTTAACAAAGCAATAATCTAAATGAGACTTCCATTGACCATCTTGTTTGTACATAAAAAACTGATTGGGTTCTACTATAAATAGATTGTCTTTTAAAAAGCTCCTACCACTTTTTTCTCTGCCTTTCATATCGTTATAATACTTAAATACATTATGGTGCACCACCAATATGTCACCTACCTTTACGTCACCATTATAATTAATTGGCGTAGAAATAACATTAGCAAAACGATTGGAGACAGTATGGTCTTCTTTAGAGGAGCTAGTAATAAAGTCAACCTCTCCTATTTTTTTTACATTATCGTACCGAGTATCATTAACCGGAGTTACAATAAAACCAAAAGGTGACTTCATACTAAAAGTTAATATTGTATTCTACAGATACTGGAATAGTTGCGTTAAAGCTTTTCCAAAGAACAATTTCATTTTCTTTGATAATCCAAATTTTAAAACAATCTTTTTCTTGTCTTATATGGTGGATGGTGTAATTACCTCCTAGAACATCTTGTCCGATAAGGTAGTGCATAGCCCCAGACTTATAGTCAGGACCAACTGATATTTTTCTAATTTCCATTTCATTTGATTTAATAAATATGTGTACATACACCAGTATTAACAGAAGTTTCATAATTATTTGTTAACCCATCTAAAGTAGCTGGGAAAGAGCTAGTGTATCCGAATCCTCCTCTAGCTATACTTGTATTACTAAGTAAGGTTGTGCTTCCTGCTAAATTGTGAGTATCGTTAGCTGAAACAACTATTACTATATTTCTTCCTGCTCCTATCTTAACAGGTGATGGGAAGACTAAAATATTTATGCCATCAACTGACGTAGAATTGGTTCCTGAAACCCTAAGAACAGTTAACGTAGGCGCTGTTATCTGACCTTCATAAATAGCAAAACTTATAGGGTCTGGTGAGCCTCCGATTGAGAAGTATTGTAATTTATTTAAAGTTACATCTGATTCACAAACGCTTTGCCTTATTATAGTTTGAGTCCCTACAGCAACAGAATCTGTAGCTTGATATATAGGAAAAGGAGATATGCCTATTTCATCTTGTAATGCATTAATAGTAGCTATTCCAGAACTTGTAGATAAATTTAAATTATCAGCAAAGTTTAATGTAGAAATTCCTGTTACAGGAGTACCTCCACTGTCTTGAACGGATATAGTTGAACTTCCACCTGTAGGAACTTGCCAAGAAGCTGTAGTGCCGTTAGATGTTAAAACATAAGTGTTAGCTCCTATACCTAAAGCAGAAGGCACACCATTTAAATCCCCTAACCAAATGCTTCCTTCTGGTAAATTAGGTAAATCGTTGGTTCTTCCAATAGCTGTTATTTGTAAAGTTCCTTGAGCACTAGCATTTACTACTATGGCTATATTTTGTATTAAGTTAGTTCCCGTTGGTTTTATTGATGTTAAACCACCACCAGATGCTACGTATATAACGTCATTAACTAAAGGATTGGGTCCAGAAGAAGGGATTGCATTTACATCCACTTGATCCATTAATCCGACTACCATCATTTCTCCAGTAGCTCCTGTTGTTAAATTTTCTTGGGCTAAACCAACACAAGGCATTTTATTAGAATCTGAAGCGTCTGCTTTTCCAACTACCGCTGTAGATGTACCATTGTTCCAAGACACTATATATAATGGATCACCTTTAACTAAGTTTTCATTTGCCTCTATTGTTTCAATAACTTTTGGGTCTGTGAATTCTAATCCAGTGGCTCCTGCATTAACAGACATTACTTGACTTCTGGTTCCTAAAGCACTTAATCCTGTTCCTCCATTATCTACAACTAAAGTACCACCTAATGTAAATGTTCCGCCTGTAGTAATTGGGTTGGTTGTGTCACTCGCTATAGTAAGGCCTGTTGTGCCGCCATCCAAGCCAACACTAGTAACTGTACCTGATCCCGAACCACCATAAAGATTTGCTATGCTTTGTAAAGTAAATGTCTTTGTTTCTTTTGAAGAAGCATCTGTTCCTATTACATAATCCGTACTTGAAGGACTTGCTTTGGTTGGGTAGGTGTTAGTGTTACTTATTTTCGCCATTTTGTGTTACTGTTCCGTGTTCTAAATTAATTACAGAGTTTTCTCCGTATTTTTTTATTAATTCGTTTTCAAGCGATTCAAATTCAACTCTTATTGAATCGACTCTTTTAAGAACTGAGTTTTTCTGTATTGACAGTTCTCCTAATTGTACTTTAAGTGATTGAAACTCCGAGTTTAAATCTCTCAAAGATTTTAATTCTTTTTCTTCTAATTTCATTTAACTTGATTTATCTTTACAAAGATAATCATTTTCTTCTTGATGCTGACGACCCATAAAAATAACCGAAGATACTCAAAACTATCCCCTCTGTTACCCCGATTAAATGAATCCAAATCTCCTTATTATGCTCAGGAACCTCTAAATATACTATTGCATAAACCAAGAAGGAAAAACAAGAAAGGCCAACCAAACCTGTTAAATTAAACATAAAGTCAAAACGATTTGCTTTTGCTAATTCTACTTCTCTTTCTCTAGCAGAATCTCTATCTTCTACCTCTAGCTTATAAAGCTCTACCACTTGTTTGTGAAGTGCTTCTTTCTCTTCTGGAGTTAAGTCTGGTTCTTTACTGATTACATTTTTAATAATCCCAAGGGTTCCTGTGGAAGGAAGGATATCTCCGATAGCGTCTAATACTTTAGGAGCTTTTTCTTTTAATAACGCACCTATTTTAGTATCTTTTAATTTCTTTTTCATCCTGAACAACTTTCGCAATTCTCATCATCTATACTGCAAGTTCTTGCAGGAACTGGTTCTTTCTCCAGCTTCTCTAACATTTTTTCAAACTCTGACTTTTCTTCTATCATTTGTGTAAAAATAAACCTTCTATAAATGTTCCTATTCCTGTTAAAATCATTGCTATTGAAGTCCAAAACTTTTTTTCTAAGCTGCGGATTCTTTTTTCGTGATCGTTCTTTTGTCTGCTTATTTCTTTTAACTGACTCTGCATTACCGCCTGACCCTGTAAAAGTTGGTTTATTTTATCTTCCATAGAATTTATACTTGGTTTTGTTGTTGTCGTCTTTATACGCCACTAATATTCTGTTTCTTTGAGTTTGAGTAGTGCTGTAACTAACGTGTACCCAAGAAGGGTTTTCATCTGTTCCAAACTCCCAAATTAATTGGTCAAAATTCAAATTATCTTTAATGAAGTGAAATACTTCTGCATTGTTTGGAGCATTGGCATAATCCCTATCTAAATCAATTGCTTCTCCTTTGCAGTGTTGTGAAGTAGCTACGTACTTGCCATCTATGTATTTATGAGCGCCTCCAATAGCTTTATTTAAAGCTTCTGACCTATAACCACTACTAACGCCAAAAGGAACACCAAAGTGCTCTCTAATCGGTTGAAATATGTTCTCAGCTAAAACTTTCATATTCTCTATGTGCTCTTCTGTAGGTAAGTTTTCTATACCTTTTCTTTCAGCAGTTCCGCTTTTTAACATTTCAGAAAGAGACAAGTTTTTAGATAGTTTCATTTTTTAATTCTGTTTTTAGCTGTTAATAATATTCTTTCTTCCATTTTTGCCACCTTTACTTTTAGGTTAAGGTTTTCTTGAATGAGCTCATCTATCTTTAGTTCTAGGCTGGTAATTTTTTCCGTAAGTCTCTCTATTTGATCATCTTCTTTTTTAGCGTTGATGTCAATCTTCTTCTTAATTATATTCCATATCTCCTTGACTCCAAGTGCTGAAATCAAAGCTATTAAGAGAGGTTCTTCCATATTACTTGCCTTGACCACGGTATTTTGGTTTGTATCCCGTCTGCCCTTTGGACGCATTCTTAGAATGTATCCCAGGTCTCTTTGTGGTTATTTTTCTTCTATAAGTCATTCTTCTGGCATTGGCTCACTCCAAGCTGGAGTAGATAGCAAAGATAGCATTTCTTCTTGATTATAAGTCCCAACAGGAACTAATGATCCATCAGTTATAAAACTTGGCTCAACTTGAAAAGATAAAACACCTTGTGTATTCGCTAAGTTTCTACGCATACTTTGTGCAGAAGATTGATTTACCTGACTAAACAAAACTAGATTAGTATCAGATAAATTAATTACAACGTATTGTCTATTATTCATTTTTTTTATTTTTTATATTATTTAACTTGGTGTATCTGTTACTCTGTCTTCTACGTCCATATTCACACTTAGAGAATTTGCTGTACTATAAGGAGCATCTCCAATAACTTCATCTCCACCCATTCCACTCGAAACGCCATTAGCATAGGTATTTACTCCGTCCACGATGTCCGCTTCAGTCATATTTACAGACGTTCCATTGTTACTACCTTTTTCATCTAATACTGTCCAGTTAGTATTGAAAGAACTATTACTTCCTAACTGCCACCAGTTTACTAAGTTTGAATATGCACTATGGTTGTTTAGGTTAGATGGTACTCCTTCATTGTAAAGTTCTGATACTTGTGAAGATGTTAAAGCTGTATTCCAAATTGAAGCGTTTGAAAGAGAACCATTAAATGTAGTTGCTCCATTTCTTGCACCAATATAAAAATCAACACTTGAATCATTAGCTAATGTTGTACCGATTGTTCTGACTGTCGACCAAGTTAATAAAGTTCCGTTTTTATAAGCTTTTAACCTTGTTCCGTCAGTTGATTGATTACCGTCAAACACATAGGTTAAGTGAAACCAAGTATCATTAGAAATATTTAAATTAGATGAATTAACTATGTTATAATTTGTAGTTGACGAGCCGTCTCCCATCCAACAGTATAAACCTCCACTTATCAAAGTCATTTCAATGTAATTTTTTCCAGAAAAACTTGATAATATCTGTTGAGTTTGTGTTTTATCTTGTGTGTTAATCCAAACTGACAACGATGCTTGTGTACCCCCATTCATTATGTTGTTACCAGTTGTTTGTATATAATCACTACTCGCAGAATCAAAATCTAAAGCATAAGGAGAGTAACCACTTGTAAAACTTAAATCACTTTGTACTAAATTGGCTTGTGTCATTCCAAAGCTTGTGCCATCGTTTGAGTTTGTACTGTCATCAGGTATAGTCCAAGTATTTGTAGATGAATCAAAAGTAGCAGAAGCATCTAATTTCCACCAACCTTGTAAAGAAGTAAATCCTGTCATTGAAGTAAGTGGAGAACCATTATTGTAAAGAGTTTCTACAGAGTTAGAACCTATTGCTGGTAGTGCTGTTGTATAAGTTTGGACATTTGAAATTTTACCATCCCATTCATAACCAGATAAAGTAGAATTTTTACCTATTGTTGTGTCATTACTTGTGTAAGTTATAGTTCCAGTTTTACTTGCACTTGCTTCTTCATTACCATTTAAATACAACTTCATAGTAAAGCCATCCCAAGTTGCACAAACGTGAAACCATTGATTTAAATAATTACTTGTAAAATTAGATATTGCTATTGTTGACCAACTACCACTATTTAACCCAAACGTTAAAGAACCACTATATGTAAAAATACCATAATCTACACTTGCACCTCTACCAATTATTGAAGCGTTTGTAGCATCTGTTTTATATGCCCAAGCTGAAATGCTTAAAGATGTTGTAGATGGTTGTAAATTACCAATATCTATATAATCATTAGGTATAAAATCAAAAACATAATCTTTCAGAGAACTATTAGGCACTAAATAATTAGCTCCATTAAAAGCTGATTTATCACCTAAATTATAGAATGCAACTGGATTTAATGTCATTGGATTACCTATACCAGTAGAGCTTGAACCATAAAGAGTAGCAATCTGATTAACTGTGCCACCTGTTCCGTCTGTAAGAGCGTAGTTAAAAACGGATACTGCATCTATTTTGCCGTTCATTGGTGTGGCTTCTGAACTTTTTAATGCTCCTATAAAATAATCACTTGAAACATTATATAATTGAGTGATAGTTGTATTAGATGGTGTTTCTACACTTCCATTAATATAAAAATTAATATTACCACTTGAAAACGTAACAACAACGTGAGTCCACACATTTGTGCTAATAGTAGATGTTGAATACCTTTGTTCAAAACTCGTGCCATTATTAGAAACTTGTAGCACTAATGTGTTTACGCTTGAGACAGCAAAACCAACAATTCTTTTACTAACAGAGGTATCCCAAGAGCCAAAAATTCTATTAGAAAAACCAGTGCTTAAATTTATCCAAGCTGAAATACTAAAATCACTTGAACCTTGCAAACTTTCAATATTTCCAACATTTATATAATCTGAACTGGCATTATCAAAGTCCATAGAATAGTTTGAAACCTTACTTTTATTTTCTTCATTAGGCAAACGCCATTGTCTATTTGTAAACTGTGTACTCATATTAATCTCCCATTCTATTCCAGTAAATTAGGTTACTACCTGATACTGTGGTTAAATCTTTAGTTGTGTTAGTTCCTGTTCCGTTATATATCCCTGCTACTTGTGTAGATGTTAGAGCTGTGTTCCATATTCCTACTTCGTCTAT